GTCTCCTCTTGCTGTTCGGCCTCTTGCGGCATCGGCAGTGGGAGCCTCCCGCTAATAAGGTCAATATGAGTAACGTACTTGCCACCCCAGAAAACCGGGGAACCAAAGTCCAGGGCCTCAGGCCGGATCGGAGAGAGGCCGAGAAGATACACCGCAACTCGTTCAAGATACTTATGGGCCAATAAATGCGTCGACTTGTCTGGCAGCACAGTCAGATTTTCGATCCGGTTGTCACGTTTGTTGAGATTTATGTGGTGGACCTGCTCGCTGGACTCCACCACGCGACCGATGGCCTGCTCAACAACCAGCCGGTGTTCCGCAACGTATCCCTGAGAGTCCGCTGCCGGGTGACCAATGACTTGCACAAACTTGTAGCCACGAGTCAACATACAGTGCGGATATCTGGTCTTATTGCGATCAAAGCGCCGTTCCAGAAGCTCTGTCGCATCGAGGGAAATACCGTAATTTCGCATGTTCTGGCGAATGGTCTGCATACCACAGCCGAAATGCTTGGCTATTTCCTTTAGCGTCATCTTGTTTTCGAGATACGCATCACGGAGCTTCTGCTCTGTGATTATTACGGCCAGACGTCCACCTTCCGGTCGGGCCTTGATCTGGTGTTTCCAGAGCCATTGAGAGACGGCCCCTTGCGTGACACCTAATCTATCCGCTATCTGCCGCTGAGACAATCCCTCAGTCACATACAGGCGGACCACTTCTTCCCGCGAAATCCTGACGCGACGCTTCGGCTTATACGCCATCGGTTTCCGCCCCCGACTAGCGTAGGGACTGGCCAGCCCGAGACGTTGCCGCCAGTGCATAACCGTTACCGAACATACCCCAATTTCTCCGGCAATTGCTCGGTCGGTCTGCTTATGGTTGATGACCCGATCACGGAGTTCCTCCTCCGTGATCGTCATCTTCGTCGGTTTGCCGTTAAAAGCTCTCATGTGGTTTAGTGCACCACAAACTAATCACTAAAACAACGTGGACTTCAGCTTGAAGCCGGTTCGGGGGCTTGGCACCATCAGGTTAGAGCCCACCAAAAATTGGCCGCTGACGTCGATCGAGTTGTTCACTCCCTTGAACCCGCTCCAACCGAACTGGAACAGATCCACCTGCGAGAAGTACCACTCGATGTAGGCCGTGTTCAGCCCGTACATTTGACCGATCGGCGAAGAGCCGGACGGCAGATACCGCGAAATCACCACGTCGGCTGCGTTGAACTTGAAGTTTTGGAATCCAACGTTGGCCAGATCGTTGTCGGTATTCGCATACCGCATCGCCGGCTGCGTACCCTGCCAGATCAAGTTCCAGCCATTCTGGGTCGCCACAATCAGGTCCGGGTGGTCCGATCCCCAGCACGCGTTCCCGTAGGCCGTGTTGAGCTGTGCCAGGGTAAACGTGGTCAGGGTGGCCTGATAGGCATTCAGCCCGCCGACCGTCCCGTTCGGAATCCCATTGATATCCGAGCGGTTCTGTCCGCCGACTTGGGGATAATTGGTCCCGTCGTCGTACCATTCGTCAAACCCGTTCAGGTACTTCTGCCGTCCTGTCGAGGCTTGCCCGTTCTGGTACATATTGACCGCGAGCAACTTGGCCATCTTCAGCGACGCGTTGAGGAACTTCATCTCAACTTGGTTGAAAATCGCCTCGGGACCGTCATCGTTCATGGCGTCCCAGCCGTACAGCGTAATGTTCACCCACGCCACTTTCATGTCGCAGGTGATCGCCGCATCCGTGGTCACAAAGGCAATACTCATCGTCTCGCCCTTGCCCATAAAGTCGCCGTTAAGCTCTCCGACGATCACTGGCCGACGCACGCGGCTGTTACCAGTGAAGCGCTCGGCGTTTTGCTGGGACAGCCTCGTGAATGCCGGGTCGGCTCCGTAGATGATGTCCGTTGTCTTATCGACGATGTGGTCGTAAACGTATGCGTCTAGCTCGGTTAGCTGAAGTGCCACGCTCGTTACCTCCTAAACAGAATAGTCACTGAACGGGGGCGGCTACGCCGCACTCCCGCTCATTTCCTTATCGCGAATCTTCTGGGCGTACTGCGCCGCGATAATCCCCTTGCCCAGTGGAGCGTCGATCTTGTCGCCCTCCTTGGGCTTCAACCGCTCCAACTGGCGACGCTGCAATGGCCCCAACTTCCGGCCCCCGCCGCCGCCGTCCACGATTTGCCCGCTGTGGCCCGCCGCTGCCGCTGCCTGCTTGCGCCCCTCCAGGACCCCATCTTCCCTGGCTTTCGCCAAGGCGGCTTCGCTTGCCACTTTTTCCTTAGCGGCGAACTTGTCCTTGTATAGGTCGTTGTAGGCGTCGTCCGGGTCGATGTCCGCGATCGACACTTTCTTGGAGTCGGCCAGCTTCTTCATGTGGCCGAACACTAAGTTCGGGTCCAGGACCTCGCCGAAGGTCGTCTGGTGCATCTGGGACTTCGGCAACATCTTGGCGAACACCTGCTGGAATCGGTTGGCCATCCCGGTCTCCCGAGAGTAGATTTCCGGCCTCATTTCCTTGTCCCGAAAATCGGTCAGTTTCGAGGTCAGGGTGTTCACGTCCACTACGCCCTTGGCGGTCAAGGATTCGTCAATCAGCTTCTTAACGTCTTCGGCGGTCATGTCAAGTTCTCCACGCGCCCGCAACTTCTCAATTTCCGATGTGGCATCTGCCAGCGAGGTCTGGACGCGGTCAAAGTCCTGTTTCCACAAAGGCCAATCTTTTTCCTTGAAGGTCCGCCACTTCTCCGTCTCTTCGATCAACGGAGCCACAGAATCATACGAAAGAGCCCTGAGCCGGGGCATCAACGGTTCGACTTGCTCCCCAAGCTCGGCATATCGTTTCACGGCAGGATACTTCTCGGAGATGGCCTTGAGATTCACGCGCTCGCCTTCGTCGGCGAGTGAGGCTAATAGATTCTCAAATGACATCTTTCTTCTCTCTTACATCGGCGGACCCTGAGGTCCGGCTGATGGGTTCGGCGGCGCTTGCGGAGGTACTACCGGGCTGCCCTTGGCCATCCCGCTCCGCTGCGCCTTCTTTTGGATCTCCTCAGCGAGCTTCATCCCCGCTTCGGCGATCGGCTTAAATAAAGGAACCAGGGATGGATCAAAGGATTCGAGCATCGTCTTCGTCTCCCCGACCCACTGGTCCAGCTTCTTAATCTGCTCCATCACCTGCTGGACAACCTGCATTCCATCTTGCGGCTGGCCGATGCCTTTCGCCTGGAATACCGATTGCTGCTGCTCGGGACTCGACTCCTGTTGCTGTGTAATGTCCGGTGGCAGTGGAGGCGTGGAGGCAGTTGCCATTTATGCCTTCTTGGTTCTCGATGCTCCCTGGAACGGGAAATGACGGTGCGTCGCACTCAACTCGGCCTCCGGGAAAGCCAGGCTGACCTTTCGGGAGAGGTTGACGTGGGTAGCTCCATCGTGCTGGTGCTGGCCGTGCTGCGGCTTGGCTCCGAAGGCGGCTACTGGGTTCTCTTTGCGGCTGAGGGGGACCATTGAGGCCGTAATGTGGGCGTCCGGTTTTGCGCCGCCCCGATCCGGCATGTCCTTCGGGCCGTTACTTAACTTCTCCTTGCTCGAAGTCGAGTGAAAGTTCGGTGGGTATTTCATACTATCGCCGGTACACGCGAGTATTCTTGCGTGATGCCTTTTTCCTCCCTTTCTTTCTGGCCATATTGTTTTGACTGGCTCATGTGAGTGTTGGGTGGTCTATTTCCTTAATTTAGGCACGCTACCGGGCCACCCACACGGGAAGCGTGTTCAGTTACTTGCGGCCAGCCTTGCGGCTACCCTTGCGGCCTTTCTTGTTGTGACGAGCCATAATGTCTGCCTCCCTTCCAAAAAGTGCCCTAACTCAACCGGGCTGAAACATAGTCGCACAAGTTCATGGAGGGCGATGCAAACAAAGGCGTCTTGCAAGATGTCTGCATGTTTGACATAATCAGGCCAATGGCCACAGCCAAAGACCTGAAACTATGGAAAGAAGAACTCGCCGACATACCGTTTGTTGACCCATCCCTGGAGTACATCGGCACGACTAAGCTGCGCTTGCTGAACAAGAAAGCTCTCGGCCAGCTACGCCGCCCAATAGTCGTACAGGACCAGAAAACCAACAAGCCGCTGGCGGTCATCATTCGGTATGAGCATTACCTCCAAGTACAGAGGGTGTTGCTGGGGTACGAGTCGTAAGCAACCGCGCGGCTGAAGCCGGCGGGTCAGTGGGGGCGCTGGGATCGATGCTGGGGCCTCTATTCTGGTATAAGTAGTCCAACGCTGGACTAACTCAGAGACTCCATGAAAAACATCTCGCCCTCAGTCCCGACATCCCACATGGTTTTGAAATAGTGCCGCGCGTGTGACTCACAGCAGCACGGATACCCGGCAGCAAAGAACGAGATCGGCAGGAGCCTAAAGAGGCGAACCCGTCCGCTGGCTGCGGTTCTGGCGGGGCTGGCGTCCTGCCCCCTTCGGCGCTCCGCCGATGCCTTTTTCGTGTTCGGCCAGCATTTCTTTCTGTACCGCATCGACATTTTCCGGGAACTCCGTTTGACGATAAAGTCCAGCCATCGACAAAGCGCCAGCCTTGAACATCGTAAAGGCTTCCACTTTTTTCTGCATCTTCGACATCCCGTGGGTTGACCCTGGGGCAATCTTCATACTGAAGGTCCGCCAATGCGATTCCTTGGGCGCTGAGGAAGGCACCATCGTCCCCGCGTCGTAGTCGAAGTCCTCCGGGGTCTCACCGTCCACCCCTAGTATCTGCATACGCCCACTTAGCGTGGCGTATTGGAAGATGTTCGAGACCATCTGCTCCCCGGCCTGCTCCAGCGCCACCTCAACATATCGGCTCTCAAGCTGGAACGGGCCGCTCATCGTCTCCCGCATCTGCTCGATAGCCTCGCCGCCAGGGACTTGCTTTTTCTTGGCCAGTCCCGAGATGTCCAGGGAGCCCGACCGCTTCTTGATAGTTTCTACGTTGTACCGCAGAAATTCCCCGACATACGAGGGGAGGATGGGCGGGTCCATGTAGGCCATGTCTCCCTTTTGGTAGATTGGGTTGGCCTGTATTTTCTGGGCTGGCTTGGCGGGCTGGAAAGAATCCCAAGCGGCCTCCGGGATTGCGCCTCGCTTCCCAATCACGTTCATGTTCATGGCCCGCGCGGTAGCCTCCTCGACTCCCGCGCCGATTCGGTTAATGGCCTTGTTTTGCGGGATGATGTCACGGTACTTCGAAATCCCTCCCGGACTCCAAACGCAGGGGTTCAGTTGGAGCATCGTGAATGGGTACAGGCCGTGCCAGAACGGGCTTGGGCCATCATACATAATCCGGTCTCCCGCGAAGATCGCTAGACGCTTCCTTGGGAATAGGCGGGCACCCGGAGGCACGATGTAGTGGTAATTGTACTCGCTCGGGTGCAGGTCCTTATTCTGGACAAATTCGTCGTTGCCCGATTCGTTGATTGACCAGTCGTCGAAGTAAACCTCCTTCAACTCGATCACCGGGAACGGGACGTAA